TTCCGTGACTGGATGGCTAGCCAGGTGGAGAGGGACAAGCAGTATCCTCCGCTCAAGGTCATCGAGCATGAGATACCTATGTGGTCACTGGATGCTCAGGCGCTAGCGTTCCAGGATAAGGTCAAGTTGCACCAGTTGGCTATGTCAGGCACGTACCCTCCGTGTACTGCCGTTGAGAGATGGGCTAGGCCAGACTCCTGGGCTGTGATGAAGCCAGGGGCTAAGAAGGCGTATCGGGTGTTCGAGGAGCCTGCACTGGCTGAGGCTCTGGCTAACGGTATGCCTGGCTATGAGGTAGTACATAGGCCTGGTGAGAACGTCAGGTGTGCTAGGTACTGTCCTGTCATGCAGTTCTGTGCGCAGGCTAGGGAGCTAGGTGTGACGAAGGGTGACGCCTGATGTCATGGCTAGAGGACTACCGTGACAGAGAGGAGAAGATGAGGCTGGTGAAGGGCCAGCCCATAAGTGCCGACCTTGAAGCATGGGAAAAGTACGTAGACGACGGTATGTACTCACTAGGACTCGGAGAATCCTGGCCTTACGATTTGGCCTCCGCTGACTTGGACTTGTCGATGAGCCAAGAGGACGTAGACATTGGAGAGGAGGTGCTTGATGGCTGACATCTACCAGACAGCATGGGCGATACTCAAGGACAGAGTAGCTAGATCAAGGAAGCAGTCTATTCCTAGAACTGAACTGCTAACCTGGCAGCTACAGGCATTGGAGGCAGCAGTAGACAAGTTCTACTTTGAGGGGAAGAACCTCGTTGCTGATCCTGGAGCGTACCGTGGCGAGCAAGAGAAGGCTTAGGAGACGACAGTGCAGGCGCAAGAAGCGGTATGCGTCTAAGCTGGAGGCTAGATTATCAGGGCTGAGGCCTAGCCTAGTAGTGTACAAGTGTCCGTTCTGTACAGGATTTCACGCAGGCCATAAGCCGAGAAGGAGATGACTATGATACAGGATTGCAGATGTACTACCCTACACCATGAGCCTGGCTGTGCGTACTATGACCCACCTTTGCAAGATGTATACAAAGCCCTGGATGAGCTGCTCAAGGGTGTAGGTCTGTTACCGCTGAACCAGGTAACCTCTCGCCCAGTCTTACACAAGGCTGTGGAGCATGGCATGAAGGTACTTGATGAGGCAGTGAAGGAGAACAGGTATGTCCCGATACGATGAGCTAGTTGAACAGGTACAAACTAGGCGTGACGATGAGTGTTGGGATTGGCCTGCCCACAATGGACAGGGCTATGCGCTTCTGAGTTATGAAGGTAAGATGGTCAAGGCATCTATACTAGCATATACATTAAGGTACGGACCTGTTCCTACTGGTAAGATACTTGACCACACCTGCATGAACAAGGGATGCTGGAACCCTGACCACCAGGAGCCTATCACGATCTCAGAGAACGTACTAAGAGGAGCTAACCCTGGAGGTAATCTCTCTAAAACACACTGTCCTAGTGGACATCCATATGACGAGGAGAATACCTACTGGACAGCACAATCCAAACGTAGAGGGGGAAAACTTTACCGTCAGTGTCTCATTTGTAAACGTGCCCAAGGAAGAGTAAGTTGGCACAGGAGGAAGGTGCAAAGTGGTTTGCCGTCCGGCGAGTGACAAGCAGATAGGCTATGCTGACTCCTTAGTGGAGTACCTGGAGAAGGAGCAGCATCTACACGCGGCACGATTCAAGAGTAAGGTGAACGCAGCTTGTGATTGTATAGGCGATATGAGCAGGCTGATCGACGAGATGAAAGGGATTCGGACAGAGATACAGGAAGCTGATAAGGAGATGGGATGATACTAAGCATTGAAGGAGACGAGGCAACCGGCAAGACCACCCTAGCGTACTCCGCACCACTGCCCATTGTAGGATATGCCTTCGATATGGGCATAGAGCGAGCCATTAAGGGAGGCAAGTATGACGAGTTGTTCGCTGGCCTACGCATCAACATAGTGCCGTATGAGAAAGGAGTAACTCACCTGGAAGACAACCCCTGGATGGATCAGGACATAACAATTTTCGAGTTGCCTAGCCCTATCCAACTGGACTCTATGAGGTTGCGAGGTAACACTGACCTCTGGCTCTATGCCATTAACCTGATGGCCGCTGCCTTCTCTGACCCTGAGGTAGCTACTATAGTAGTGGACACTATGACTGTGGCTAGGAGAGCCAAGGCTAGCTCTCACCTGGAATACCTACAGAACGCAGCATATGATAGCCAGGGTAACACCCTAATAGTAAACGGCCAACCTCTCAAGCCTAGAGAGCAACTACAGCAGATTGAGTACGGCAAGATCAACGATGCTGTTAGGGACATTTACACCACAGGAGCTGGAGTTAAGCAGGCCAACGGAAGCCCTAAAAACCTTATTGCTGTTCACCACTTAACCGACGAAAGAGTACCAGGTCCCTTAGATGAGCGTGGTAGAGAGACCCAGGTATTGACAGGCAAGAAGATACTTGAGGGCCTAGCTCAGACTCATAGGTTTGTGGACGTAGCCATACGCACAGCCAAGGAGAACAAGGAGATCAAGGGTGAGCTAAGGAAATGCGGGTACAACCTGGACTTAGAGGGGATGGTGCTTGCGAATCCGACCTGGAATAGCATTGCCTCCGTAATCTCAATGAGTCTAGGGGATAGGATAGAGATAGGGAGGAGAAACAATGGTCAAGCAGATACAGAGTGATCGTACCAGAGGGTACGGCTCAGGTGATAATGGTCAAGAGACTAACACTGACTACCTCAACAGGCATGGGGAGGAATGGAAGCCTCCAACGGGAGAGGTACATCTACACTTGATCTTCAAGCAGGATGTACGTTGGAGGGTGGTGGGCAGAGGCTCCAGTGTATGCTGTTTCCCAGGACGCTGCCATCGTGTAACCCTTGGACTATTAGTTGATTAGGAGGCGTAATGTCTGAGAAGGACTGCATTAACTGTGGTTGGGTCAACAGGCCTAGCGCACGAATCTGTGAGAATTGTGGAGGTCACCTGAAGTGAGTAACATGGGTGATCTACAGAGGCAGGTGCACGAGACTGCCAAGAAGAAGGGCTGGTGGGATGAGAGTATGCCTCGTGACTTCGGTATGCTGATAGCCCTCATGCACAGTGAGTTGTCGGAGGCACTGGAGGCGTGGCGTGAGGGTTCTGGTCCTCTTATATATCCTGACGATTCAGTTCCTAAGCCTGAAGGTTGGGGCATCGAGCTGGCCGATTGTGTTATCAGGATAATGGACGCCTGCGAGTTCCATAACGTACCACTAGATGAGTTGATACAGATTAAGATGAGGTACAACGAGACTAGACCGTACCGACACGGAGGTAAAAGAGCGTGAGCTGTGTGTGGCTGACCATGAAAGAGGCTGCCGATCATATCAAGGTTCACTACATTACTCTGCAAAAGTATGTCTCCTCCGGCAAGTTGAAGGCTGGTAGGCCAGGTGGCAAGATAATCAGGATATGCCTGGAAGACCTGAATGAGTTTATGGAGGGTAAGGGTAGTGACTAGCGGTGAGCTATTCGGCATAGACGTGCATGAGCCTGCTGAGGCTCTCCCCACACTGTCGCCTGTCTTACCGTGTGCTGTCCAGCCTCTCAACAGTGACGGCTACGCTGACTACCTATGGACGGGTGTAGATGGTAGGCAGCAGGTTGAGCGGAAGACCTGGTATGAGCTGTTAGGAGGCTTGGACAGTATTGAGGACCAGTTACGGAGACAACTGGCTGCTCATCCTAGTATCCGACTCATACTAATAGTAGAAGGCGTGGCAGTGCCTAGCCCTACAGGCACTACAGTATTCAAGGAGACTACCAAAGGTAAGAGGCACCTGTTCTACGCAGGGAAGTCTTACTTCTTAGGTCCGATGAAGGGAGCCTATGCTTGGCTGTACGAGGTGGGCAAGTACATAGAAGTGTACCAGACGCCTACTTACGGTGCAACCCTGAATATGTTAGCTGCGTTCTACAAGGCTGACCAGAAGGAGGGACACAATACTTTTCATAGGTATCTCAAGGATATAACCTTCCACCCGAATCCTATGGTCCAGCGCCTCATGGGTATGGGAGGACACCTGGGGATAGGTGCGGTGAAGGCCGAGGCATTGATTAAGAGGTTAGGAACAGTATACAATGTGGCTACTGCTACGCCTGAGCAACTGGCATCCGTGGAATGTGTAAGCGAAAAAGGTCGTGTGCAGAAGATAGGCATGGCTGTGGCAATTAAGTTTCTGAGAGGAGTAGGAAGGCCTGATGTATAGGCTACTATTCCTCATACCACTAGCTC